GCTTAATCGGTCATATGTGACCCTAAGACAAAAACCTCTTAGCGGTTACAGACTGTCAGGTTCTTCACCTGCTCCAAAGCTGCGGCCCACGGTCATTAACGCGGTTGTTAACTCAATAGCGGATCGGGATTGTCAGTTGAAGGTAAATATTTACATTATACAATGATAAAAACAACCTCTCAATGGCTTTTCAGAAGCAATAACTTTCTATCTGTAATAAGATGGTTAGCTATTATTCTTGGACTACCGACGCATCTTCACTCAGATTGTAAAATCTTTGTGAATCATGTGTGTCACTTGCGTACGTTTTCTGGTCCGAAATATACTATTCAGGTTCTTAAAGAATCGCATAGAATTTTGGCCAAATACCTCGCAGGAGAACCTACTTTATCAGCTGAAATTGTTGGTGTAGGAATTAATAAACTAGGTATACCTCGAGTCTTACCTCTCTCTTTCCGAAAGGAAATAGAGACAGGTTCGATCGAGACTATTCGTTTCAGTCTTACTATATTGTCTTTTTATAGAGCAATGTATCAAGTTCCTGAAATGAAACTTAAAACGATAACTGATCCAGCTAAAGTAAGTCTGGATGGTATTGTTAAATCCTTTGCGAGCGACCTCCCTATTTTATGGGGATGGTTGAAAGCGGAAGGTTTTAAGGTGCCTAATTTACGAAAACCTAAATATCAATTTATTTACAGTGCAGGTCCTAACGGGCAAGCTACTATTGGTGCTGGTTTAGATGCTTTAGCTATTTTGCTAAAATTCCCTCGAATTTTAAAATTCGGGTGGGATATGGGAGCACGCTTCGCGCTACTCCACATCATCTTACTAGCTTTAATATACGGATTTATAATCCTTATCTCAACACCTTTTAAACCACTTCCGCATCTTCTCTTAGGGAAATTATCCTTAAAAGAGGAAGCTGCGGGTAAAGTGAGAGTTTTCGCCATTGCAGATTATTGGACACAGTCTTTTATGAGACCGTTGCACAATTGGGCATTTGATGTTTTACGTCAAATCCCGCAAGACGGAACTTTCAACCACCGGGCAAAAGCCAAGGAGGTTGGTAATCGGTTAGAAGAGACAGGTAACCCTGCTTACTCACTAGATCTTACTGCAGCTACTGATAGATTCCCGGTGCTTATCCAAGAGAAAATCTTAGGATACGTATTTGGTGATCCATTTGCTAGTCTGTGGAGATCTGTCTTAGTAGATCGTAGTTACTTCCTTAAAAAGGAAAACCAATCATTTAAGTACGCTGTAGGGCAACCTATGGGTTCTTTATCTTCATGGTCTGTATTTGCTCTGTCACATCACTTAGTGGTGCAATGGGCTCATTACAGAACAGGAGGAAAAAGTTGGTTTCACGATTATGCCATCATTGGTGATGACGTAGTAATTATGAATACAAAAGTTGCCGAACAGTATTTGGTAATCTTGAATCATCTCGGAGTTGGAATATCAATGCATAAGTCCTTAACCTCGAAAACCGGAGTATTTGAGTTTGCAAAACAAATTCATTATAAAGGTTTGAACCTGAGTGCAATTAATCCTAATGAAGCCATTAAGGCTTTTAAGGATGACGCGTTCATGGTGAACTGGGTCGAAGATTTACAGCAGAGAGAATTCCAGCCTGATTTTATTTCAGTTGCTAGATCAACTCTTCGGTATTCTAGACATGGTGCGGTATCTCCCTTCCGAAAGGTCGGGGGTATGCCGTACTGGTCGAGACGAATAGTGATAGCACTTACTTCTCCTTTTGGACCATTCCCTGTGAAAGCC